CCACAGCTCTTGTCTGAGGCTGATGGATGCAGGGTCTATAAGTTTGTGGACGATGGTACGCATTACTTCACACGTTGCGGTGAACAGGTAGACACCGTGCGTCACTACACAGAATCTTGTGGCAAAAACTGCACACGCAGACGCACTGAATCAATCGCAACGGAAGGAAACAAATGAACAACCCACCAGCATTTCCACTTGTCAGCACATGGGCTGACGAAAGTTATCACGGCATGACCTTGCGTGACTATTTTGCGGCAAAGGCTATGCAAGCATTGCTATCAGACCCCGATTGGCGACAAGACATGGACATCAAGGACACTGCATTCGCCGCATACAAGACGGCAGACGCAATGATGAAAGAGAGGGAAGCATGAGCTTCAGATCAACAACAATTAAGTACATCAAAGAAGTGATGAGGGCAAGAACTATCCATGAGGTCATTGCCAATGAACTGCGTGAAGCACACTTACGCAAGTTGGAAGCGGAGACTGCGGCTGAGTATGCGGAGGCGGCTATCCAATACAACAACAAGCGCATTGCTCGGTTGACTGCACGACTGACTGAACATACGGAGGAAGGGGACTACGCATGATTGACCGACTCATTCTCAGCGCAGTGTTGACCACAGTGGGGTTCAATGGTTTATTCCCTGACCCACCACCGCCACCCGCACCGCTGACGCTGAAACAAAAAGCAAAGATGAAATCAATCAGTGGCGTGTGCGAACGCAAGCGCGGGCAGAAGCAAAGTGAAAACGTGAAACGTATGTGCAAAAGATGGAAGGAGCAACAGACATGAGTAAAAAAATAGATGCAATGTTAAAAGAGTTGGAAGAAGCAATCAGGCAAGCGTTCATGAACGGCTACAAGCAAGGGTTCAAAGATGGCTACGACGAAAGTTATGCCGAGCTGTTAGAGCAACCACAACCAAAGCAGTCAGGGACAATTTCAGTAACTGTGCCTGTTGGTTATCTGTGTGAAAACGCAGTCGGGCATAAGTATTTCAGGTTTAGGAAACCCGCCAACACATATAAACCCATTGCACTTTACCCCCAACCACAGGAGCAACAGAATGCTTGAAGCAATTAGAACATTTTTTGGTAAAGTGCGCGGCTCACATGGGGAACGCAAGACGATTGTTGAACAGGGGCTGGTGTACAGATGCACCAGATGCAATTTGATTTTCTTAACAAGAACCGCAGGGGAACAGCATGACTGCCGTGAACGCATTTGATTGGGAACGATACACAGACGAGGAACACGCGAAAAAGGGCGACCCATTTGCTGAGATCAAACGCAACGCAGTCATTGGTAAGAAAGTAACCGAAGGTGTGCAGAAGTTGAGAGCCAAAAACCCAAGCCACGGAACGATTCATGGCATTACGGAGAAATCCATAAGTTACAGAGCGCCGGACATGATGGGGAAAACAAATGCCAAGAGCAAAAAGTGAGTTGACAACTAACCCCAAGATAGTTGGAGCACGGCTGACCCAAGAGCTATTCAAGGAGTGGCGCAAACTTGGTGGTTCTGTGTGGTTACGCAAGTATCTTGAGGAACACAAACAAAAGAGGGAGTCTAAAGATGACAGAAGAACTTAAAAAACGAAAAGGACGAGGCCCAAGTAAGAAGCCAACCCTTTTCAATACGAGCTTGCGATTATCGAGGGAGGTGATGGATTACTTCAACACCCACCATCCATTTTCAAAGCAAGCCAAGATTCGTGAAATTCTTACCGAGTACGTCAACAGCCAACAGCAAGGAGCTAAAAATGGCAACTAAGAAAGCAACCACAAGCCGCGCCGCAAAGATGCGTGAGTATTACACCGCGAACCCAACAGCTACACCTAGCGAGGTAGCCAAGAAGTTCAAGACCACGTACCAGATTGCGTACATGTGTAAGAGGGAGATGAAGCCGGTTAAAACACCCAAACAAAAAGCCCCCCTGTGGCAACCCCCTGAGTTGTTACCTGTACCGCCGATCACAATGGAAGAGCCACAAGCCGACCCGGTGAACCATCCTGCTCATTACAAAGTAGGAGGAATCGAGACCATTGACTTCATCGAGGCCAAGGGTCTGACGTATCACTTGGGTAACGCAGTGAAGTACATCAGCCGAGCCGACCACAAGGGCAACCGACTGCAAGACTTGCAGAAGGCCAAGTGGTACATCGACCGAGCTATCGCCCAAGCATAACAATTGTTATTTAGGGGGAGCATAATTCAAGGACGACCTAGCCGGTAGATGTGACGGTGTCTTTGTGGGTGAGGTTCCCCCTTGAAAAAACTTGGCCTCATCCAGTCCATAACGTGATCGGGGGCACGTAATCTACCAACCCCCTGCCTAACAATTGTTAGGGTAAATCCTAGCCGCCTTCGGGCGGCTTTTTTGCGTCTGTACTTGACAATGTCAAACAGTGTGATATTATCGCCGCTCGAAAACAAATTGGAGTGGTCAGATGGCTTTTGGAAAACACCCCGCACTGGTAGACGAACATCATTATGGCCAGTTAACTTGCAAATGCGGTAGCGAGTATCTACACCAACGTAACGTGACCATATTCCATCGGGGTGAAGACGGCGACAAAGTTACCGTCATTGCTCAAGACGGCGACAAAGTAGAGATTTCAAAATTCCCCAACGATGATACGTGCAACCCAAGCCCACGCCGACACGGTTTAATCATTGAGTTTGAGTGTGAGTCGTGTGGCTACGATTTAAACAACGCGAAGATTGTTGGTAACCAAAGACTTGCAATATATCAACACAAGGGTTGCACATTCATGGAGTGGGTGTAATGGCCGCAACCCCAGAGGCCAAGGTCAAGGCCAAGATCAAAAAAATCCTGAAAGACCACAGCGTATATTTCGCCATGCCCATCGGCACTGGCTACGGCAGTTCAGGAGTCCCAGACTTTCTTTGTTGTGTCAACGGACACTTCCTCGCCATTGAAGCCAAGGCGGGTAAAGGCACGACCACAGCACTGCAAGACAAAAACATTCGAGAGATAAAAGAATCCGGTGGCATGGCCGTTGTGATTGCCGAAGAGCAACTCGAATATCTCGAACAACTTATTCAACTGATGAAACAATGAAGGAGCTAACAATGGCTGAATTATCCGCAGGTGTACGTGCGCTGGTAGGGCGTATGGAGTCCAACCCAAGTGAGTTTTATGGTGATGCCGAGAAGTGGCGATTCATGTTCGCTGGCAACTTCCGTGAGGTGTTGACCGAGCCTGAGAAGGGCGCACTGCACGAGGCACTGAAAGAAGTCCGACGCAAAGAGTTTGACGAGAAAGTCATGCGCGAGCTGTTGAAGGACAACATGGAAGAACAACTAAAAGGCGCTCCTTACTTTACCAATGCGCAGATAGGCAGTGGTGGGACTGGGTTTAACCGAGCACAGATCAAGGCAGAGGGCATGGCTGTTGGGTACGACGACGGAACAGATGCAAGCAGATACAGCCTCATGAACTCCAACACAATAACCAAAACCAAAACTGGAACTACGAGCTTGAGACTTGGTGAGCAAACCCTGAGCGAAGAAGACATTAAAAGAATGAAAGAAGCAACCACATCACCGAGTCTTTTCAAATGAGCGAGTTCTGCGCGGGGGTAAAAATTCTGTTGGAGCGCATGAAGTCCAACCCCGAGGACTTTGAATTGCATCAATACGACATGCCCACAATGCAGGGCGTGAAGGGTCGGTTCTATGAATTTGCTCAGTCCATTGAGGGAATAATCTTGGGTAAAACTGACAAAGACAGGCCGTGGAAAGACTGGCAGTACTTTACCAAGGAGGAACGCCAAGCCTTGATTGAGGGCTTCAAAGAAATGAAGCGAGTCAAGTTTGACGAGAAAATCATGGAGCGAGTGTTTGACGAGGGATACATTGAACGCCAACATGAGGAAATACGCCGTTATTATTCTCAACCCCTAACATCACCGACATACTCACCCCCTCTGAGCAATTTGGTGGCACAACAAGCGCAACCGGGTACTTTTATAACCACAACTGACAATACAGGCGGTGGGCTTATGGGTGCTATCGGTCTTGGGGGCATTTTCAAATGAACATCATCACGATTGACTTTGAGACAGCCTACGGGGGCACATTGGGGTTCAAGACCCAGACCACTGAGGAATACATTCGTGACCCACGCTTTGAAGTTATCGGTGTTGCAGTACAGGTAAATGATGGCGAGCCGGTGTGGTTCAGTGGAACCCACCAAAAGTTATACCAGTTCCTACAAGGGTTCGATTGGGCAAATTCAATTGCGCTAGCCCACAACGCACCGTTCGACGGAGCCATCCTCAACTGGCAATTTGGAATCATGCCCAAGGGCTGGCTTGACACACTGAGCATGGCGCGGGCACTCCACGGCACTCAAGTAGGCGGTAGTCTGGCGGCGCTAGCCTCTTACTACGGTATCGGTGTCAAGGGCGATGAAGTGGTCAAAGCAGAGAATAAATTCCGCAAAGACTTCAGCAAAGAAGAATTGGCACGGTACGGCGACTACTGCAAGAACGATGTGGCACTGACATGGGACTTGTACGCACACATGAGCGAAGGCTTCCCCGCAGTCGAGTTGCGCTTGATTGACCTGACTGTGCGGATGTTCACCGAGCCGATGTTGCAGTTGGATACGGACATGCTTAAGAGGCACTTAGGTTCTGTGCAGGGCAAGAAAGAAGAACTGCTCAACAAGGCATTGATCGACAAAGATCAGTTGATGAGTAACCCACAGCTTGCCGCTTTGCTTGAGAAGTTGGGGGTTGAGCTGCCCATGAAGAAAAGTCCTACCACTGGCAAAATGACTTACGCATTCTCTAAGACGGATGAAGCGTTCAAGGCCCTGCTTGAGCATGAGAACATATTTGTGCAAGCTATAGTGGCGGCACGGCTCGGTGTTAAAAGCACACTTGAGGAAACCCGTACTGAAAGATTCATAGGCATTGCCTCCCGAGGCCCGATGCCTGTACCCCTGCGGTACTACGCCGCCCACACAGGGCGATGGGGCGGTGACGACAAACTAAATTTGCAGAACTTGCCGAGGTCGTCCCTGCTTAAGAACGCCATCCTTGCACCTTACGGCTACATGTTGATTGACTCAGACTCATCACAGATTGAAGCACGTACGCTCGCATGGTTAGCAGGGCAGGACGATTTGGTTGACGCATTTGATAGGGGTGAAGATGTATACAGAATCATGGCATCGGCGATCTATGGCAAAGCGATTGGGGACATCACGAAGGACGAGCGGTTCGTTGGTAAGACGACGATTCTTGGTGCGGGCTACGGCATGGGCGCGGCAAAATTTAAGGCGCAACTTAAAACTTTTGGTGTTGAAATTACGCTTGAAGAAGCACAGCGAATTATTGATACGTACCGAGCTACTTATCCGAAAATCCCTCTACTCTGGAAAGCGGCGGCGAATATCCTCCCTGCAATCATCCGTGAACAAACTACGGAATTTGGGCGCGGTGGACTTCTTAAAGTAGATGGGTCACAGGGCATTCTGTTACCCAACGGACTACGTTTGAAGTACCCCAACCTGCGCCAAAAGGCCGACGAGGAAACCGGCAAGGTCGAGCTTGTGTATGACACCAAGAAGGGCAAGGCAGTCATCCCCAACCGAATCTATGGCGGCAAAGTGATTGAGAACGTATGCCAAGCACTTGCGCGTATCGTGATAGGTGAGCAGATGCTGATGATTGCCAAGAAGTATCGCGTGGTCATGACGGTGCATGATGCCGTTGCTTGTATCGTGCCCGAGCATGAGGTTGAAACAGGTAAAGAGTACGTTGAATTGTGTATGCGCATACGCCCGTCGTGGGCACCTGAGCTACCGCTGAATTGTGAGGCGGGGCATGGTAAATCTTATGGAGATTGTTGATGAGAAAACTACTTAGAAAATTTATGGTGTGGGTGATGAACGCAAATGAAGGAGTATCACCACGCCCAATGACACTTGCAGTTGAACCAGATCAAGAACGCCCACAAGCCTCATTCCGACTGGGTGTGATAAACGCTGCAAATGGGCGTATATTGGAGATGTCCACGTACAAGCGCAATCCGCATGGCCCTGATTGGACGGTGGAACTGTTTATTGTTCCTGACGATCAAACGCTTGCCGAGTGCATCTCAACTATCCTAACCGTCAAAGGACTCACATGAGTATCGTCTGGTCGTTCAGTAGCCTGAAAACATTTCAACAGTGCCCCAAGAAGTACTATCACACCAAGATAGCCAAGGACGTTGTTGAGCCTGATACACAGGCAACGCTGTACGGCAAGACCGCGCACACTGTGGCCGAGGAATACATTCGGGATGACAAACCAATCCCACCAGCGTTTGATTACATGCAAGACACGCTAGATGTCTTAAAAAACATCGAGGGGGAGAAGCTATGCGAAGTGAAGTTGGGCTTAACGAAGAACTTGGAATCCTGCGATTTTCACGCGACGAATGTATGGTGGCATGGTATAGCCGATTTGGTAGTCATCAACGAGGCGAAACAGTTGGCGCACTCAGTGGACTACAAGACGAGCAAGAGTGCGCGGTATGCGGATACCAAACAACTCGATCTTGTGGCGGCTGGCCTTTTTGCCAAGTTCCCAAAGATCATGAAAGTGAAATCAGCCTTGATATTTACTGTAAGTAAAGAATTTGTACAGGCCACGCACTATCGGGAAATGATGCCAAAGTACCTAGAACAGCCCGCAAAAGATGTTGCACGAATTGAGGCGGCATTGGAAAATGGGGTGTGGAATCCAGTAAGTGGCCCACTGTGCAAGTTCTGTGCAATCAAGCAGTGCGAATACAACAGGAGTTAATCATGCCCTACGTAAACAAACCCCGACCATACAAAAAAGAATACCAACAGCAGAAAGCTCGCGGTGAACATGAAGACAGGATGGATAGACAACGTGCAAGAAACGAGATGGACAAACGAGGCGTTGACCGTGCTGGAAAGGACATCGACCATGTGGTTCCCCTTTCCAAAGGGGGCACTAATGCTAAGGGGAATCTTAAACTCAAAAGCCCGAGCGCCAACCGCTCGTTCACCCGCAACTCAGACCACACGGTCAAAATTAACAAACCAAAGAAATGAACATATCAGCGTATGAGTGGCCTCGTCCACCGGGGTTCACCCCATTCGAGCATCAGAAGACTACATCAGAGTTCCTTGCAAACAACCCCAAAGCTTTTTGCTTTAACGAACAGGGTACAGGCAAGACAGCATCAGTGATTTGGGCAGTGGATTATTTGATGAAGTTAGGCGTAGTCAGGCGTGTGTTGGTGATCTGCCCCTTGTCGATCATGAAGTCGGCATGGCAAGTAGATTTGTTTAAGTTTGCAATACACCGCACAGTCTCTGTGGCGCACGGCTCAGCCAAGAAGCGCAAAGAGATCATCAACGCAGGGTCAGAGTTTGTCGTTATCAATTTTGATGGTGTTGGAATCGTTAAGAGTGAGTTGCTCAAGGGCGGCTTTGATTTGATCGTGGTTGATGAAGCGTCAGCGTATAAGAATGCTCAGACGGAACGATGGAAAGATTTGCGTGACCTAACAAAAGTTATCAAGGGTCTGTGGATGTTGACCGGAACACCAGCCGCGCAGTCACCTGTGGATGCTTACGGATTGGCAAAGCTGATTAACCCCAACGGCATACCGATGTTCTTTGGTCAGTTCAGAGATCAGGTGATGTACAAGGTCAGCGAATTCAGATGGATACCCCGCCCTGAGTCCAAGCACATTGTTCACAAGGCACTTCAACCAGCCATACGCTTTGAGAAGAGGCAGTGCATTGACCTGCCCCCAGTGACATACGTTGATCGTGATGCGCCGATGACATCACAGCAGATGGGCTTCTACAAAATGTTGAAGTCTCAAATGTTGATTGAAGCCGACGGTGAAGAAATCTCTGCGGTGAATGCCGCCGTCAAGGTCAGCAAGCTGTTGCAAATTGCGTGTGGGTCGATCTACACCGACACCGGTGAAGTCGTGGACTTTGATGTGTCCAACCGCATGAGCGTGGTACGTGAAGTGGTCGATGAGAGCAGTAACAAGGTGCTGATATTTGTACCCTTTACACATACCATCGCACTGCTTAAAGACTACCTGACCAAGCACCACATAACCTGCGAAGTCATCAACGGCGAAGTGAGTGTCAACAAACGGTCAGACATTGTTCAACGCTTTCAAGCTAACCCTGAACCCAAAGTTCTCATCATCCAACCACAAGCGGCCTCCCACGGATTAACCCTAACTGCCGCCGACACAATCGTCTGGTACGCTCCTTGTACCAGCGTAGAAACATACCTCCAAGCCAACGCACGAATCGACCGCCCCGGTCAGGTCAACCCAATGACAGTCGTGCATATAAATGGCAGTCCAATAGAGACAAGGATGTACAGCCTCTTGCGAGGCAACGTGAGTAATCACAACCAAATCATTGATCTGTACCGACAAGAAATAATTTCTGAAGGTACTTGACAATGTCAAGTTCTGTGATAGACTGAACACCAAAACAACTGGAGCTAACTATGGACGCATTAGAAGTTCAGGACGAAGTCACCTCTTCCTCCTTACCCCTCGACAAACTTGCCGCTATCTACATCAAGATACGCGACGCCAAGGACAAACTCACAGCAGACTACAAGAAGCAACATGCCGATCTGGAAGAACAGATGGGTGTGCTTGAGTCTGAGATGCTTGAGATATGCAAAACAATGAATGCCGACAGCATTCGCACAAAAGCTGGCACGATCGTTCGCTCAATAAAGTCACGGTATTGGACAAACGATTGGGATTCTATGTATCGCTTCATCAAAGAAAACGATGCGTATGGCTTGCTGGAAAAGAGACTTCATCAGACACACATGAAAGAGTTTCTTTCCGAGAATCCCGACCTGCTCCCTATGGGCTTGAATGTAGAGAGCGAATACACCGTGGTTGTTAGACGTTCTAAGGAAAACTGAAATGAGCAACATTGCACTCTTAAACCAAGACCTCCCCGACTTCCTGCAAACCGCTGGTGTCAGTGAGCTTACAAAAAACCTCGCTGGTCGTACTGGCGTTAAGCGTATCGTCCCCAAGAACGGAATCTTCCGTAAAGTGGTTGGCGGTGAAGAGATGGGTAAAGTCAAGGGCGACTTAGAAGTCGTTGTTGTCAATGCTTCTCCCAAAGTTGGCCGTATCTTTTACGCTAAGCAGTGGACTCCCGAAGCCGAGCCAAGCGCACCCGACTGCTTCTCCAATGATGGCAATGTGCCTGACGCTGGTTCGACCAACAAACAGTCTGACCGTTGCGATACGTGCGAGCAAAACATCAAAGGTTCAGGCATGGGTAACTCCAAGGCTTGCCGCTACTCACGTCGCATCGCTGTGACTTTGGTAGAAGACTTTGGCACTTC